TTTCTTCTCCTGATTTATATTCTCTTCTATCACACATAATATTATGATATAAATTATGAGTATAGAGATTTTCAAATAATAAAAGATTATTAGGATTATTATTTAGTTTATTTAAATCCACATGATGAACAACATTTTCATACTTAATATATGGATATTTATTTTCTGCAATCAATCTATGAGCGAACTTCCATTTATTTGTTGAAGGAATATATATTTGTTCATATCCATCTATCCAATCATCTTTAGTACTAATTTTAGTATAGATAGGCATTAACGAATCATTTTCTTTTAGAGTTAAAGCTTCTTTAAAAGTTCCATCTCTTAGCATAAATTGATGATCTGGAGTACAATCAATATGTTTATCATTATCAAGATGAACTCTTATTAGTTTAGCATTTTTTCTTGTTTTCTTTGCCCCTATAATTTCTACCGGTTCAACATTCAAGGTAGAAGGATTTATTGAATATGTAAAATATTTATTTTTTTCAAAATTATCTACTATTTCTTTAATTGATTTAGAAGTTCCATCTGATAATTTTATTTCTGTATCTCCTCTTAAACACTGTAAATAAGCAACTTCCTCTACAATTCCTTCATTCTGCCCACCTGGCAATGTTTCAATTCTTGTAGATTCTTCACCTCCTCTTGTGGGTATAAAATAATCTTCAATAGGAGACATAGAAGTAAATCGATAATCAATAAATCCTGTTGTGGTATCTACATCAAAATCTGATTTCATTTTCAACTTTATCTGTTCCATAAAATCTTCAACATCATTAGGATCCAAATCACCAACATCTACAAAGTATATTCTTCGTTCAGGAGATCTTGTTATTCTATATACTAACATTGAATCTTCCATTGTAACTAATTGCTTCCAGATAACTCTTGCTGGTTCAATATAAGATCTACCAAAGGGAAGAAATTTAATATCTGTTAACAAACGAAAATGAATAAATTCATAATTCTTAAAATCACCAACACCAGTTATTTTAAATGATGTTTCTTCTATATTGTTTGGGTTTTCTCCTTCTATCCTATCAAATGCCCAAGCAGGAACAGTTGTAAAAGTTGTTATACCTCTATTTTCTTCTGGATCTATAAGAAGACCCATATCACCATATTTACAAATGTTTCTTATCCAAGGCCAGAGGTTAAAATCGATATTTAAAATGTCATAGTAAAGAGAATGGAGAATTTGTTGCTTTGTTTTATCTTGAGTGTAAATAGTTAGTAAATTACCGTTCTCATCATCTGTTGTACTTTCATCTGCGAGAATATCAAGAGCGCTATTATGAATAATAACAGAATCTGTAGCAAAGTTATGATATTGATCAACTGTTAAATCACATACTTTTTCTTTTCCAACATATTTAATGTCTACTATTTTATGATTGCTTGAGTTAATAAATTCATTAACATTTTTATATCCTCTTTGTTTAATAGTTTGATTAATTAATGAGTGGTTGATTTGATTTACTTTTTTAACACTCCATATTTTTCTTAATTTTTCATTTATTTTGCCCAGTTCAGTTGAGAGCGTATTATACTTAAAAAGAATTTCTTGACAAGTTAATCCATCTGCATAATCAAAAGCAACTGCTTTAATATCAATATCTTCAAATCTATTACAATCTTTTATATAACGACCATTTTTATTTCCTGCTGTTAAATATCCTTTGCCCCATCTACCATTTTTTTCTCTTGGATTGCCATATAAATTTTTTCTTTCTTCTTCATTTAATGATTTTCTGAATTTTATTTGAGATATGCTCATCTTTTTAGATATATTAAGTTTAAATACATCTGTCCAAGTTAATCTTATCTTTTTATTTGATTCACCAATTTTCTTTTTTATTTGAATAGTTTTTTCATCTTCTTTATTACTCCATCTCTGTTTGTTCATTTCAGTAAACATTTTTGAACATCTTGCTCGATTTTCTTTACTTTTACTATATTCAATTATTGGTTTACAGCATCGTTCTCTATAGGAAGAATTTTTCCAAAGATTTTTAGAAACATTTGACATTCTTTCTTTATTTTCGTCGGTAGGAATATAAATTCTGTTATCTGTTTCTTTAGTTAATCCTTTATTCCAAGGAATATTGCCTTTATTCGCTTTACCAATCTTTTTCTTTATTTTTTCATAGTATTCTTCATTTATTTCTTTATTATCATTCCACATTCTTCCATGAATGAAATTGTGTTGTTTAGCAGAACATATAAAGAGATTTTCAGGATTATTATTTGATTTATTAAAATCAATATGATGGACAATTTCATCAGGATATTTATTTAATTCATATCCTCTATTTTGTTCTGCTATAAATCTATATTCTTTTTTCCATCCATTGTTTAATGTATGAATGTATTTTATTCCATCTTTTACTTTTCGTTTAAAAGGCATACAAGAATCATTAATTTTTAAATCTTTTAGTTCAACATATTTTCCTGATCTTAATAAAAATTTATGATCGTTGGTGGCTTTTATTTCCAATCCATCATCAAATGTTATTTTCCATACATGGTCTATTTTAGTATATCTTGGATGATATGCTTTTGCTAAAACCAATCCATTTGTTTCATGATTAAAAGCATAAACCCAAAATTTTTCATCACTATTTTTATATTTTTCAATTAACTGTTCCATAGTAAGTGTTTTATAAGGAGTAACAATTCTTGTATCAGGGGTTATACAAGCTATTTCCGGCGTGCTCTCCATTTGATCATAAAGTTGATATAACATTATTCTTTGAGCACCAAATTGTCCTTGTGCTTGAAGACCTCTTGTTCTATCATTTAACATTTTACTCTTATATTTATCAAATCCTTTGTGCCGTGAAGTATTAAGACGAACTTTAACTGTTCTTTTTTCTCCCCCAGTATCTACAGAAACTTGCCGAATTATAGAAGTCTTTGAAAAGACTCTTCTTAGTTTATTGTAAAATTCATTTGGTTGTTGTTTTTCTGGCATTATTTATTTTCTCATTTTATTTTAAGAAGTCTCTTGTATCAAGTGTAGTAAATCGATCAATTTTTTGTTTAAACGTGTCCTCAAGCTTTTTTCTCAATCTTGGATCTTTTATAATTATTTTATCTGATACTTTATTAATTGATGATGTATCTTTTTGCCTTTCTTTACCTTCTATTGAACTTAACATTGCTTGCAATCTTTTTTTATCTCTTTCTTTTTTAAGTATATAAGTTTGATACACATATAACCCTTGAGCAAGAGAAAGAATAAGGTCATCATGGCAAGTAGAATCCATTGCTTGTGCTTTACCATTTATATAAGCAAATGTTTTCAATTCAGTAAATAATCTTCTTGAACGAATTGGGAATTCTTCTTCATTTACAAATCCACAAAGAGCTTCAATTGCAAGTATTCTCAAATTTGCAGTCATACTAAAACCATAAACTAAGTTTGCTTTGCTTGAGAAATCTTTCTTCAATCTATGCGGATCAAATGCTATTTGATGTTTATGAGTTTGTATCAAATTAATTCCACCTAACCTCACCAACTCTTGAATTACTGCCCAACCAACTCCATTATTTTCAACTGTTACTGCTGCATTATTATATTCAATAGCAAGTTCTTTTATCAATTCAGCAAATTTTAAAGTAGTACATTTGCCTCTATATTCAGCTACAGGTTCAAGTGTATAAAGTTCTATAACATGTAGACCATGATAATCTGCAGCATCTCCTCTTGAAGGATCACCAGTAATTAAGTATTGTGAAGAAGGATTTGGTTTTTGAAATATCCATAAATCATTTGCATTAGGATCTCTTACTCCTCGTATTTCAATTGGTTCAATTATTGTATTCTCAGTGTATTTCATTAACCATTCTATATCAAATACTGTATCTCCAGATGCGACAAAATTGCAGTTGTACTCCTGCTCAAATTTTCTCATATCATTATTTAAATTTTTCAACTCTTGTAACTTCCAAATCTCATCTCTCTTTGGGTGAACATGCCAAGGAATTTCGAAGAATGTAAAATCATTCTCCAAATTTTTTGCGCCTTCAAACATATTATAAAACCATCCACCCAATCCATTAGGAGTTGAAATTATAGCAACATTCCCATTTGTCGTAGATAATGTAGGTGATGCTGAAGTCCAAATTTCTTCAATGATATTCTTGTCAATGTGTGCAGCTTCATCAACTACTAAGAATGTAAGTGTTTCAGACCTACCTGCATTTGGTGTTTTGCCTTCTGATTCAATTCTTGATCCATTATGAAATTCCATACTATATATATTATCAACTTTGATTTTTTGTGATAAAAATGATGGCATGTTATCAATCATTAATTTTACTTTTCGTAGAAGAGCTTTTGCTTTCTTTGAATTTTCTGATATAACTGTAATATCTTGATTACTATAAAATAACATCTTCCAAACACAGAAAGCAGCAACCAATGTTGAAAGACCTAACTGTCTTGCTTTATTTATAACTGTATTTTCATTGTTTGCCCAAGCTTGAATAATTGGCTTCTGAAATGAATATAAATCGAACTTCATAAGTTTTGCTTCACTCTTTATGATGCAATATTTTGAAACGAAATAAGTAATTCCTTCAGGAGATTTGCATTTTTTATATTCTTCTACTGCTTCTTCTTGTGTTCTTGGGAGATTTGTGAATTTAAATTTCATTTTATATAAATAATTTTTATAGGAATTCAACTTTTAAGTTAGTAGGATCAAAGGCATTTACTCTTATAAATTTATAATCTTTAAAATACTTTCTTATTTCAAGTTCTCTTAAAAGTGTTTTCTCAGTTAAAATATTTTTATCTTTGTAATGATGTTTTTCATAGTATTCACCTATTACTTTTTTATCTGGTTCATAATAATCAAGAAAATAACCTAATTCATTTACTTTGTATTCCCTACCATTTTCAGCATGTTGACCATTCCATCCTTTAAGTTTATTTAATTCATCAAAAAATTTACAAGCGTTAAAGTTATAACGCGGTGTTATTTGGCCACCATCATCTATTTGTTTTTCAACTATTTTTATATGAGATATTCTCATCTTTCGTTTGGTTTCTTCAGAACGAGACCTTCCTTTTTTTGCTTCAGATATTCTTTGTTTCATCTCTGTTGAACGAATTTTTCCTTTATTTGCTAAAGATATTTTTTTTCTTGTTTCTTCTGAAATTATACGTCCTTTATTTGCTAAAGACATATTTTTTTTATGTTCTTCACTAAATGGTTTTAATTTCTTTCCTTTCATTGCTTCAGATATTTTTCTTTTATGTTCTTCTGAAAATATTTTTCCTCTATGTATTTCAGATATTTTTCTTTTATGTTCTTCTGAAAATATTCTTCCTTTAAGTGCTTCAGATATTTTTCTTTTTGTTTCTGTTGAACGAAATATTCCTTTATTTCGAGAAACTCCTTTATTTGCTTCAGATATTTTTCTCTTGGTTTTTTCTAAGCATTTAAATCCAGATTTTCTTGGCATATTATATTTGTTCTTTATTTATAGTTGTTTTATTTTTATATAAATATTTTTTCTCTTTCATTTTTTTCTCTTCTTTTCTTTTCTTCAAGTAATATTCTCACAAGAAGAGATGATCTTGTAACTTGTTCTTGATCAGCCAGTTTTATTAAAAAAGTAGCTATATTTTTGGGCAGTGTAAAAGAACAAGTTTTTCGTTTTATGTTGTTAATGATTCTATAACCCATCCCCCCATTTTTTAAATTATATCCATTAGGGTATAATGAATTATAAATTTTTATACACGCTCTTTCATAGTAATCAGAATCGTTTTGTTCACAAATTATTAATGTATCAAACTTAAAATTTTTTAATCTATATTTTTCTATATCTTCTTTTAAAAGTGAATTATTACTTTCTTTTTTATGAACTTCTAATCTTGCTTTTAAATTATTTGTTTGACCAATATAGCATTTATTATTTATTTGATTTGTAATTTTATAAATGTATTTTTTCATATTTTTTTCTTCTTTTCTTTTTCATCAACTCGTTCTTTTTGTTCTATTATTAAACGAGATAACATAGCAGAATAAGATGTAAAGAAACTATTAGCTAATTGTTTAAGTATTTTAAATACTTCATCATCCATTGTAAAAGTTCTTGTATGTTTCATTTTTTATCCTAAATAGTTTCTATTTGATTTATTATTTATATATAAATATGTTTCA